TAACGAGTCTTGAAGCCAATCTTGGGCTGGAAGGTCTCCTCGCCAACAGCACGAACCATCTGGAGAGGAACGTATGGGCAATAGAACAGACCAGCATCATAAGGTGAAGAACCCTTATAACCAACAACGTAGTACTGGTTACCAGGAGTGCCGTTTGATGAGGTGAGGTTAGCCGAATAAGGATCGATATAAACACGATACTTACCTTGCAGAACACCAGCAAAGGTGTTGCCAGTGTCATCAACGTTGAGGTTAGCGTTGAGTGCTGGGGTGTAGTCAAGAACACCAGCCATGGTTAGAGCGGAAGCAACGTCTGCCGAGCAGAGGATGATGTTGCCCTTTCCACGACGAGTTCTCTGAGCGATTGCGTTAGCATCACGCTCAATCTGGAACAGAAGACCCTTGAACTTCTCAACTGACCAACGACCGTTGGAGTCAACATCGAGGTCAAAGATACCAGGAGTTGCAACGTTTTGTACAGCGCCCTGTTCAGCAACCTTATAGATGGTTCTGATAACTTCACGGTTGATCTCAGCAAGAATCTCAGTTGAGAGAATGTTTGCGAGTTCCGCTTCAGCATTCAGACCATGAATTGCTTTCAGGTCCTGAGCAAGCTCAAGGCTGTATTCTGCTTTCAGAGCACGGCTCTTAGCAGTAACGGTAACCTTCTCGATTGAGAAAGCCATCTCGTTGAAATAGTTGCCAACAGCATCGCCAAGTGCTTCAGCGTTGCCGGTTGACATTCCCTGACCAACGTTATATGGTGAGGGTTCTGTGGTTGCAGTTCCAACTGGGTTTAGAACTGAAGGGTTGGTGCCAGTCTGTGAAGTAGTACCGAAACCGACCTTAGCATCAGAGAAACCTGCTGAAAGGTTGCGGCTATCATTCTGACCAGACCATGCGGTATCTGCTTCGTTGAAGAATGCTTCAGTGCCGCTTTGATTTGCATAGCGTGAACGCATTGCAAAGATAAGTCCAGTAGGACCACTCATTGGTTGAACGCCAGCCAGGTCATATGCGACCAGGTTAGGCATTGAACGACGGATGAGCGAGATTAGAACTGGATCGAAACCTGCAACAGGACCACCAGGAGTTGAACTACCACTGAAACCACCGGTTCCAGCTGAGTTAGTTGGTGATGCTTCGGAGAGGAATGAGCCTGAATGTGCAAAAGCACTTTCTTCTCTAAGGAATTTTTCTTGGTTTTCTAGCAGGACTGCGGTTACTGCTCTACGATGAGAATCTTTGATTGAATCAAGACCCTCATAGTTGAGGACAGGTGCCCACTTTTCCTGCAGATGCTCGGAATGGAACATTTGCGTTTACCTTTGTTGTGTGGATGTTTTTGTTTGAATTATATTAAATTCAATTATTTGCTAAATGATGAAAGAGTTCTTAGGTAAGCAGACATTGTGCCAGAGATTGACTCTGGTGAACTGTCTAAGCCCTCAGACAATGTTTCAGTTTTAGCAGAAGGAGATACTGTTCTTGAAGGGAAATATGATTCCTTCAAAGTCTCCAGTTTTTCACGATATGCTTCTTCACTTTCAAACTCAACACTTTCGGCAAGTGAAGCGAGCTTGTCTTTCTGAGTGTCTGCTAGACCCTCAGAGACTTGTTCAAAGATTCCATCAGCAACCGACTCTGCGAGACGCTTGTTAAGGGAAACGTTCTTCTCAATTTGCTCGTTGAGTTTTGTCTCCATTTCATCAAGTTTTTCTACCATACTCTCTAGTACATCATATTTTTCTTCAGGGATTGATACATAATGTTCTTCAAAAAGTCCTTTCAGACCGGTCATAAAGGATTCGGATAACTCCTCCTTCAGACCACCTTCAATAGCGAGTGAGTTCTCATTGAACCACTCATCTGCAACATATTCGAGGTAAGAATCAACACGCTCACTTAGAGCCTCTTTGATTTCAGTAACCTCCTCAAAAAGTCTCTCTTCGTAATGTGCTTCAAGAGACTCTTTAATCTGATTTACTTTTGAAACAATAGCAGCTTCAAAAATAGTTTTTGCTCTCTCTTTAAAATCTTCTGAGAGATCTTCGCCTGAAATTAGAGCATTGACATCTTCTTCGATATCATACTCTTCTTCCACCTCTTCCTCCTCATCTTCATCATCTTCTTTATTCTTATCCTTTTTCTTACCACCCTCTTCTTCCTCTTCCTCCTCTTCTTCTTCAGCAGCTTCTAGGAGTTCTTCGTCTTCATCGTATTCAAACTCTTCCTCTTCTTTCATACCCTTCATTGCTTCAGCGGGCTTAGCACCCTTGTTTACAACGTCCTTAACTTGCTTAAGGGTTGCGCCTGGGGTTTTTAGTTTTGCTGAATCATCGTCAGGCTTATAGTTTTCTGGTGTAGGACCACCCAAATCTTCCCAAGAACCAGATTGACCATCTGGAATATTACCAGATAGTTTTGGCATTGCTTCTGCTGCCTTTGCACCAGCATTAACAGCGGTCTTGGATTGCTTAGTGCCTACTTCCATTTCTTGTAAATTGTTACCACGAGACATTTGAACTCTCCGATTTTCCTGTTTGAAATCTATATTTATTTATAAATTAATAAATTACAATGAATTAAGGAACTCATTGAATAATGATAGTTTATATTCTTCTAGAATACCTTCATCAACAAGTGTGTTGATTTTTCT